GTCTGGCGTTGGTACGCCTGCACCAACCCCCAGACCTTGCCCACGTCTGTCGGCGGATACAGCTCTTTGTTTTTGTTGGCCCACTTAACGGTCTGCGTGAATTGCGCGACGTAATCGTATTCGCTCGGGTCCACAGTCGTGGTCCAGATCGGTCTGATCGGTTTCTTGGTCTTCACGACGCACCTCCTTTCTTGGCGCGGGCCGCGTCGATAAACGCACGATCTAGCGCCGCGTGCCGCTGCACACGCTCTTCCCAGATGCGCTTGTCATCCTGAGTGTAGGCCACTACGGTATGCGCCGGAGTCGTGATCCTGTGGTGCTCAATAAACGCTGCGCGACCCGCTGCAAGTTCACGCAGCGCGGCGTTTTCGCGCTCTAGTTGGAAAGCGTAATCACGATACCACCAGACAGAATCCTCCATAAACTTGAAAGCTGGTGTATCACTCACGACGCACCGCCTTCCCTGCGGGCTTCGTCAACAGCTTCGCGCAAAGTCTCGCCCTCAAAGCGTCCATCACGGCAAGCCACTTCTACGCCACCATTTTCAATCACCATGTGTATTGAAAACGCCTCCTCCGAGAGCCAGTCCATACGCTCCCTGTCACGGCGCAGCAGTTGGTTGTGCTCCCTGAGATGGTTCATGTCCTGTACGAACCGCTCGCCTAGTAGCGTGGCAACCTGTTCATGCGTGAGGTTATGTCCGCCAGCGATGAGGATGGCTGCGGGATCGTTTAACTTAGAGCGAAGCTCGGCGTTCTCTGCCTCAAGCTCGGCGATGACCTTCCGGTAGTGGCTCGGAAAATCGTACTTCCAACGGGTCTCATTCAGTTGTTCTATCTTCATGTTTTTATGGCGAGCGTTGTTCGGATGCGCTCCCCCCGGTGAACTATCCTGTTATACCTGACGTGGATCAAAGTATCTCCAACGCCACAAGGCAAGGAGATGTTCAAAGATTCGCTGACTCTTGCTAATCTTGTCCGTATCGTAGTGGACTACATCGACACGCCCAATCTCGGTGGTCGAGATGTAGATGTTGTACCCCTCTGCATTGAAATACATCGACCATGCTGGCGTGAGTGCGCCGATGTATGCAGCGATCTGGATGGGGTGGGTTTCGATAGGCTCCACCACTTGCCCCGGCTTGGTGCGCTTGGACTTAAAATCGACGACAACAAGTTGTTTGTTTCCGTCTTGGTCAGACAAACGATGGCCGTAGAGGTCAACAGTCCCAGCGTAGCCAAGCTCTGGGTTAACTACCACCGACTCGCATACCTTGTCGGCAATCCCAAGCTGATCCACCACAATCGCCGCAGGAAGGACAAACTCTCGAATCGGAACACTGCGACCGTCAGGCATCTCCACTTTAGTGGTGCCATCCCAGTTGTCGTGGTCAGATAGGTAGGTTTCTAAGCTATCGTGGATGATGGTGCCTAGATCGGCTGCTCCAGCGGCATCTTCGCCAGCCCTGTCCTTGATGCGCCGTTGGTAGTTCTGGAAGTCCTCACCTGCTGATGGGGTGTCCTCAAAACAAGCCTGAATCACCTGCCCAATTCGATACTCCTCAAGAGATGGAGCTGACAGCATCCGGCAGATTTCTGTTACGCTTGGCAGCAGCTTCTGATCCTTGATGTCCCTGATTGTCGTTGTTCTGCTGGGATTCTTCGCGCCGGGTTTTGTTTTCTGGTAGTGGCGAGCCTCTCCAGTAACGGTGTAGGCGTGCATTAGAACGGAGTCTCTTCGCTGGTTGGCTCTTCAGAGGCGTGCAAGTCCCCAGCCTGAAGACGTGTCGCCACACGGATGAGGCGTGAGGCAATACGCCATACGGCTTCCTCAGTTACACCCAGTTCCTGAGCGTTTAAGGTGTCAACTGCCTTGTTGATTGCCATTCCCACCGTCACACCCTCTACCCTAGAGGGCGCAGGAACGGGCTTTGCTTCGCTTTTACGGGGTTCTTCTGGCTGAGGGGCAGTCTGGCTAGGGGTAGGCTCTCCTACGGCCTTAAAAACGACCTTATCCCCAATCACCACACACGCCTTTCCACCGTGATCGTCTCCGCGACGGATGCCCATTCCAGAAAACTGAACACGTTTTCCGTCGATATGCTCAAATGTCTTGGAAAAGCTAGTGGCCTCCACGATATCTTGACCTTCCCTCAAGGTACACTTGAAGATGGTTTTTCCGGCCTTCGTGACGACAGGCCGTGCGTTGCTTACGTTCGCGGTGACGGTACCTTTGACGTACTCGCCCGGTTGTACTGACAGGATGTTATTCATGTGCGTTATGTATGCTGACAAAGACTAGAACTACTTATTACTTTGTATTACTATCATCTCTATACCATATGCTCGCGTTATTGCGTACTTTTGACACGCAGAATCGCGAATTTCCCCTTCTTTCTAGGGAATTAGAACGGTAGAGCGAAGACACCACACGCTCCACAGTTCTCTTGTTCATATGCAAAGACTCTGCAATATAGCCATCACTCCCGAAGTAGCCTTCTGGGAATGACGCGATGAAAGCTAATACCATCCGCTCGGCGTGAGACAGGTCTTGCCGTTCAAGGATGTCCGAGTGAATCCAGAGGCCATTCATGGGTGCGGATCTTCCTTTAGTGGATCGCGGCGACCGTGCAGCAGTTCGTGCTGATGGTCGATGAACTGGAGAAGTTCCCGGCGGCGAAGAATCACCGTCTCGTACCACTCTTCCGACATCGGTCTCTCTCTGCTGAGGGCCATTGCTGAAAGCTCGAACACAATAGTGCGAGCGTCTTCTATATTTAGGCTCATGTTTTTCCTTTCTTTGTTGGTAACAGGATAACCACCTAAGCCCTCGCATGAAGGCCACTTGCACCCGTGTGCTCGCCCGAAAAGGCGGCGGTTCTCGTTCCTCTGTTAGCCCTGAACGTGTTTCACTTTCCAAATACCATCCACAGGGTCAAGATAAATTTCGCCCGAAACCATCTGATTCGCGCAACGGTTGAGCGTTGCTGTCGAAATTCCCGCTCTGTCAGAGTAGGATTTACGTCCAACGTAGCCCTCGCTTGCGGCGCGAGCTAGGGCATATTCATGGACGACGGCGCAAGCCTCTTGAGTGATGCGCGGCATCCCTTCGCGCCACTTGTCACGCCGCACCATACCCTTGCCGAATCCACTACTGATGCGGGTTCTGGTGAAAATGGGCGCACGGATTTGCCTGTCCGCCGAGGCCATTAAGAGTGCTTCTTCGCGCTCCATTTCCTCGACACGTTCACGCATGCGCTCCGCAAAGCGCACGCAGCTTGAAATTGATGAGTAGCTCATGATGTCACTTGTTTATTTTTTCTGCCAAAGCATTGATCCTTTTACTAGCCTTGAAAAAGGCTAACCGTTCAGCCAACGTCGCCGGACGTTTTGAAAACTTCCGTATTAAAAGGGCGCAATAGGCTGCTAAATCAGCCTTTGGAGTGTATTGGTTGTACCAAACCTCTTTGCCCATGCGAACCGCTCGCCATGAATCAATCCAATCTTGTCTTTTCATTGTGTTACCTCATTGCGGCTAACACTTTGCGAGCATAAGCCAATGTGGCCGTTTTACGATGCCCTGACGGTCCGCCATTGTGGATGCGAGCAAGCGTTACAACGTCGCCCGCAGCCCACGCCCTTGGCGCATAGCGTTTAAGATAGGCAGTAGCGACACGGCGAGCAAAGGCAAGGTCCGCCACTTGTGAATAGGAGCCTTTCACGCCTGAGTCTTGGAAGTAAACGCGATGGATTTGCAAAGGGCCAAGCGCGGCCCCATTGTCTCCTTTAATTGCGCCTAAGCGTGATGACGTTTCAACGTGATGGAGGGCTTTCCAAAACGATTCCGGCGGCGCGGAATAGGCGGGCAAGGCAAGCAATAGGGCAAGCAGGGTCTTTTTCATTGTGTATTTAGGGGAAAGTTAGGCCATTGCAGCGGCGGAAGCCTTGGCGGATTTTGATCCGTGCGGATTAATCCAAACCGAAGGAAGGCGAGACTTAGCCAACCCGGCGCAAAGTTTGCATTGCGAGCAAGTCAACCCCTTGGCTTCCGCTAGGCATTCCATTGCGCCCTCGGGCTTAATTGGTGAGACATGGAAATACCGAAACCCGAGGCCCTCCGCTTGCTTGCGCGAAGACTCTGTTTCCGTTGACGCCATAAAAAATCGCGCGTATTCCGAAGCCAAGGGGTTGGTTTTCCAGTCGTGGAAATACCCGGTCCACCCCGCCGAAACGCTGGCAATGGCTTTGACGATTGAAAGCGGAAGCAAAGACGGATTGCCATAGGCTCCAAAACGAATCTTCCGCCCGCCGAATACTTCCGCATAATCCTTCGGCGCAAGGTAGCCATAGGCTCCGCGCTTGTATGCTTTCCAAATCGAAAGCGGAGCCTGCCCTACGTTGACGTAGCAGCCATTTCCTGAAGCAAAAGGACATCCCTCGCAAACCGTTGTGGCGTCAATTGCTTCCTTCACCCCTTGCACGGGGTTGACGTCGCGCAAAAGAAACCACACTTGCACCATATCTCCGGTTTTTCGATTGCTTGTCGATAGCGTCGCAATGGCGACGAACGGCGCACCATTGCGCGTGATTCCTTCGTGCAGAACATATCCATTAGCTTTCATCTTTTTGTGTATGGTTAAACCGGAAATCCCGGCACCCCAAAACCCCGCCGCCAATTAAGGCAAGCAGGGTAAGGGGTTGGCTTAGGTTGTTTTATCCCTCAGATTCCTCCGCTTGGCTATCGGAAGGAAGGACGCGATCACAAGCCTTTTGTGCCGCCGCCGCCGCATGAACTACCAACTTTCGGTCATTGCGCAAAGCCTTAAGCCACCCTTGGACATAGGAAGCCGTTTGTGGGAGAGTGTTTTCAATTCCTACTTTGGCAGACAAAAACGCCGCGCCCATCTCTGCCACTAGTTCCTCTTTTGCGTAAGTTTGCGAACCGAAGGCCGCAATTTCCGCAATCCCTGCACGCTTGAGGCGACTATCGTGCCCGGTTGAGTGGATCAGCTCGTGGAAAAGCGTGTGATAGTAATTTTCCGGACGATCAAAAGACTCCCTCACGGGCATTTGCACATGGTCGCGTGCCGGAACGTAATGAGCGGACCCTCCGCCGTGCGCCAAAGTTGGTCCGCTGACGTAAGCGGGGAAAACCTTTTCCGCTTCCTCAATGGGAGAAAACTCTCCCTTGCTTGTCTCGGAAGCTGGAAGGGTTAGGCCTTCGCATTGCTCCGCATTAAAAACTGTGTAATAGCGAAGAAACGGGATTTTCTCAATCTTCCCAGAAGCCTCGTTTGTCTTCTCAATCCAATTCCAGAAAACAACGGGAGCGCCTTTCTCCCCCTTGCGAACATTCCCGCCAAGGCTTTGCGCTTGCTTGTAGGAAAGCCAATGAGGGGAAGAGAAACGCGACAAAGATAAAAGGAACGCATTGATTCCCCGATAGGCTTTGCGCGAAACTAAGTTTGACGGAGTGCCGGAAGTCCACGGCTTGCGCCAAGGGACAACTCCCGCTTCCAAGGCCTCAATGACCCGATCAGTCACGATTTGATAAACGTCTACCTTTTGCATATGTCCTTTCTTTTTGTTTGTGGTTTGCGTTAAATGTAGGAGCCGATTTCGACTAGTGTCTCACCGTCACACTCAATCCGGCACCATCCGCCGTCTTGCGGATTGATGCGATAGTTAAGGGCCTGCAAAGAGGGAATATGAGCCCCGAAAAACTGTTTAACGGCTTCCAAGAGGCTAGGCGCCGTTACTGTGCCTCGCTCCATGTCTGTGCGGATGTGATAGGTTTTCATTTGTGTATTTGTTTATGGTTTGCGTTAATGAACCCTAAGGATTCAAGCCAACCCCCGCCCGAAAACAAGGGTTGAGTGAAGCCTCAGGCTTACCAATTCCCCCGGAAGGCCCGGCGACTGTCGCCCCGCGCCGTCTGCATGTCGTCATAAGCTAAAGCTAGGGCAACTCGCTCTACATTGCCCTTGTGGTCACGCTCCCGCATATAGATTGAAGGGCGATACCCACCTTTAGCGTTGAGCAGACTGTCGAATGAGTCGAAGCAGGTGTGAATGCGCGTGAGGGAATCAAACGGACTAACGGCCCGCGCCTCCGCCAAGTCTGCAATAGCCTTTTCGTCACGAACGTCGCCTAGTGTTGTGATGGTGCTTTTCATTGTGTGTGTGTGTGTGTGAGTGAATCCTAAGGATTCAGCGCAACCCCCGATTGCTCAGGGGTTGAGTGAGTGCTCAGGCTGTAAGCTCTTGCGCCTGTTCCGCCGTAAGCCAAAGGAAGGCAATACCAGCCTTGGCCAAGGCACGTTCGATGCGCTCGCTCTTTTCGTACATGGGAAGAGCAACCTCCGCCGCCGCCGGACGGTTAAGGGCGACACTTTCAAGGCGCTTGTGGGCCGGATTCCACTTCGCCGGAGTAACCAGACCGTCCTTGGAAAGGATGCGGACCGTGCCTTGAAACGCTACGCTGCCCGACTTGTCCACTAGGGCGATATATCGGGCTGAGGTGATGATTGCGGATGTCATGTCGTTTCTCTGTTTGGGTTTGTTTGTAGAGCCAACGCGGCCCTTTGTGATTTGAACGATGAACACCTCTACCACAGGAGACAAGCGCGAAATTGCGTAGAATCAAAGATTCCTCTGATTTGCAACAAACCCAAATCCGCGCCAACCAAAGGCCCCCTTAGCAGAGACAGGGAAGAGACAGGGGAAACCTAGTGGTCACCTAACCCACAAGGAAGGGCATTTGTTCCACGTGGAACACTCCACGCCATCCCCATAGGCAAGCTACCCCTTCCGGCAGCGTGCAATCCTTTCCCTCCCCATAGGGCAACTGTCTTTCAAACGCGAGACGTGCGCAGGCGCGGTTTGATTGCTTTTGTGTCTGGTTGCGTTAGTTATTGCACGTCATTCACAATCGCCAGCCACTTGCAGCAGGGGGGGCGGGGGTCGCACCGTCCGTCCGCGTCTGTGTCTCGATAGGTCAACAAGGCATTTTTAAAAATTCTGAAAATGGGGAGCCACTTGTTTATGGTCAACAAACCACCTTAAAAAAATTTGCAAATAGGCACTTGACATACCGATATGAGACTCTGTATGGAGTTTGCATGAGCAAGAAGAAGGCGATTGTGAAGAGCGTGGAGGAGGCGCAGGCTTCCCTCAACCATCGCTATATTGAGAAGCGTAAGCCTAAGGAGGCGGCGTTAGCGTTGGATATGCTGGCTAATGGGGAGACGTATGCGAAGGTGATGTCTACTACGGGTATAGGGTTTGTGGCACTATCGGCTTTGAGGGCGCGGCATGAGCGGGCTTTGGAGGTGAGGCGCAAGGAGCTTGCGTTAGATGGCTTTGAGATGGCGGAGCGGATGAGGGCGTTGGTGGCGAAGAAGACGGAGATGTTGATGGAGGATGATGAGGCGTTAATGAAGACGCCGCTTAAAGACTTAACGCTAAGCTATGGCATTAGCGTGGACAAGGGCTTGCAGGCTCTTGGGGAGCAGAAGGTGGTGGTGGAGCATAGGACGGGGAAGCCGTCGCTTGCTGACGCCATGAAGGCTATTGAGGAGGCTAGGGCGGCTTTACGGAATGACACCATTGCAATACTCACGACCCCTGTTGAGCGAGTGGAGTCCGTCATTGAAGTGGACGGCGACGATGACGAAGGAGGGGACGATGGAGTGGTGGAGTCCCGAGATCAGGGTTAAGGTGGTATATGTCCCTAGTCTGGAAACAACATCCGATACTTAAGCCTCCTACGATGGAGGAGATGGCGCGGATGGACCCTAAGCAGTTGGTTCAACTGTGGGGTGTCTACCATGAGGCCATTGAGAATGCTGAGCGTGATCCCTATCGGTATGGGTTTAAGCTGGTGAATTGGGGCGAGGCGGAGGATCTACTGTCTAAGAAGAACGAGATTCTTGTAAGTGGTGGTAATCGTTCGTCTAAAACGAGTTGGGCTGCTCATGCGGTGGTGAAGGCAGCGATTGAGAACGTGGGGGCGGTTATAATGTGCTTCGCCCAAAATGCTGACGTTTCCATCAGACAGCAGCAGTCCGCGATCTACGATGCGCTTCCCGAGGAGCTTAAGCGCAAAACTCTTGGTACTGAGGAGAATGTCTCCTACACGCGAAAGAATGGCTTTAGCAAGTCGAGCCTCATCCTGCCGGGGAGCAAGAGCCACATCATCTTCAAGACCTACTCCCAGTTCTTAAATAACGACACCATCCTTGAGGGTGCGGAGTTGGGTAGCCGGGAGGCTAAGTGGATTAACATTGGTACATGGTGCGACGAGTACCTAATTGGCCCTGAGCTTCTGGCTACGTTGAGGTTCCGTCTGGCTACGCGCAACGCCAAGATGATTGTTACGTTTACCCCTATTGATGGGTATACGGAAGTGGTCCGTGACTATCTGGAGGGTGCGCGGACGCTTTCCTATAAGGAAGCCGAGCTACTAAACCATCGGAAGGTTCCGTTCCTACAGGAGAGCAAGAACCGGAATGCTGGCATCATCTACTTCCACTCCCGCGACAATCCCTTTGGCGGGTACGAGCGTATTGCTGAGGATCTAAAGAATCGTCCCGAGGACGAGATTCTATGCCGTGCCTACGGTGTTCCGACAAAGAGCAAGAGTACGCAGTTCCCCAACTTCTCGATAGAGGTTAACGTCGTTAAGCATGAGTCCATTCCCACCAAGGGACTTACACGCTACATGATCCTTGATCCGGCAGGTCGAAAGAACTGGTTCATGGCTTGGATCGGCGTTGATGAGGCCGGAACATTTTGGGTCTATAGAGAATGGCCCGATGTAAACGTGGGAGATTGGGCTAAATGGCATGGCGGCAAGTGGATTGGGGGCGAAGGTTCTAAGGGACTAGGTTACGGCATTCGTGATTATGTGGAGTTAATTGGTAACTTGGAGGAAGGAGAGACTATCTTTGAGCGGCTGATTGACCCTCGGCTTGGTGCCGCGAAGTACCAGACGCAGAATGGGGCGTCGTCCATCATAGAGGATTTGGCTGATGCTGGGCTTACCTTTGTCCCGGCCCCCGGCTTGGACATTGAGGACGGGCTACAGGCGTTGCAGACCAAGATGGCCTACAATCGCAGGGTGCCCATGGATAGCGTCAACCGCCCACACTTCTACATTTCTGATCGGTGCCAAAACATCATTGCCGCGCTACAGGAGTACACGGCGGATGGTGGCCCAGATGAGGCACACAAGGATCCTATCGACGTGCTGCGGTATGCGGCGATTGATGGCATCCGCTACGTTGACGATAAAGCATTTAACAAGTCTCGAAGAACTACAGGAGGATACTAATGGAACCTATCAATACCCCCATCATTGCTTTGGCCGACAAGCTGGGCAAGACCGTCAACGATTTGTTGGCTATTAAGAACACGAAGCTGACCAAGGGCCAGCATTACACGGGCTATGGCAAGAACACCTACTTTACCCCCGAGGGTGTGGCCGAGGTAGAGCTTGCGCTAGAAGTGCCGCTGGCTGTGCCTAACAAGCTGAACGGTGTGGTGTTGCATCCGGCGCGTAACCCAGACTGGGTGATGGTGAAGCTAGAGCATAAGGACGGGAAGATCCCGGTGAAGATTGGGCGGAAATACCGTGGTAAACTTATCGGCAAGCGCATCGTCATTGACGCAATCACAGACGCAAGCGGATCAACTACTTACCGTCATGCAGAACTCCGAGGATGACCCAACATCAAACAAAGAGTGGCTAAGTGAACAAGTGGATCGTCTGCTTGGGTTTGAGATATTGCATCGAACCCTACACGCCCAGTATCAACCAATCGAACCAACTGCCCTCTCCGACAAAACCGGACTAGACCGTAATGCGGCTAAGCGGATTGTAACTCACCTTAGATCCATTCTGAAATGATTAACGAAGATAACGCCGAAGCCCTGACCTACGTTCAGAATACCCCGAACGTCAAAGCACTTGTCGATGCGTTCGACCGCACGGCGAACGATTTGGAGTTCTACTTTGACCAATGCCGCGACAGCTATGACTATCGCCGCAACATCTGGCCGGGCAAGTCGGACGATCTTCGTAAGCATGGGCCTGATGCGTTTCCGTGGGATGGTGCTGCTGACAACGAGGCACACGTCATCAATGAGCGCGTCAATCGCTACGTTGCTATTTTTATGGCCGCTCTTACGCGAGCCAACATCCGTGCCTATCCTGTAGAGGCTGGCGATATTGGTCGCGCTCGCACGGTGAGTGCGTTCCTCAAGTGGATGGTGGCTTCCTACATCCCGCAGTTTAAGCGGCAAATGGAGCTTGGTGCCAACTACCTGCTGGAGCGCGGACTGATGGTGACTTACGTTGGCTGGCAGCGGGAAGACCGCACGTTCAAGCAAACCCTATCGCTTGACCAGTTGATGGCTATCAGCCCCGACGTGGTAAAGATGATTCTGGAGAAGCAGAATGACGCGCAGATGATTGCGCTGCTCCAAGCTCAGTTTAATGGAATCCCCGAAAAGAAAGCTAAGCGTATCCTTAATGACCTACGCAAAACTGGTACGGCTGAATTTCCGGTGGTTAGGCGTAGCGTTGATCGTCCTTGGGTGCAAGCAGTTGCGCCGGATGGCGACGTTCTTTTCCCGGCCTAT